TCCGTTGGCAGTTAAATTACCAGTAACAATAACATCATTACCAAAAAATGCACTACCGTTTACATTTAAATTACCGCCGAAATTTCCATCGCCATTAGCGTTTACATTGCCACCAAAATTTCCATCACCGTTGGCATTAATATTTCCACCGAAGTTTCCGTCTCCATTGGCTGTAACATTTCCACCAAATACTCCGTCTCCGTTGGCGCTGATGTTTCCGCCGATCCTAGCATCTCCATTGGCATTAATATTTCCACCAAAGTTTCCGTCTCCGTTGGCGCTGATGTTTCCGCCAAATGATCCAGAACCATTAACATTAAGATTGCCGCCAAATGATCCAGAACCATTGGCACTAACGTTACCGCCAAATAGACCACTGCCATTGGCCTGTACATTTCCGCCAAATAGACCACTGCCATTGGCTTCTACATTGCCACCAAATGATCCGCCACCGTTAACATTAATGTTACCGGACAACCCCCCGCCTTCACTGATAAGATCTGCTATGTTAGCCCAAATACGTGCGCCATCAACATTGCCTGTTAATACATAAGCATTGCCCGCTGGTAAACCCAAATCTGGTTCTGCGTTTTGCAGATTTAGGTATGTATATCTACCAGGATCAGCATTAGCACTCGGTGTTTTCGGAACTCGTCCGCTTATGATGTTGTCGCTTATCTTTTTAGACATATTTTACTTTGTTTCTAATAAACTTAAAGTTAACTTAAGAGCAGAATTAGCACTAGCTGAAGCTAAAAAACTTTGACCTGCCGTTAAAACTAATTTTCCCACAAGAACACCAACTGCATCTGCTACTGGGACAGAAAAATTCTTTACTAACTCAGTGGTTACACTAGTACCATCATAATGACTTGCAGTAACTTCCTCTGTTGAATTTCCAACATTTGTTACCTGTGCCATTAGTATAATTGTAGATGTAATAGGAGGCGTAGTGTACATTATATTATTGCCCGATGTTGTAAGATTTGCTGTTACTGTTTTAAACGTATTAATAGGTGTTGCCATTTTTATTATCCTTCAATTGATAGAATATACGGGGTCATGACTGCGAATAAGCTTCGATTAAAATCATCTCCCTCGATTGTTCCGGTAGCCCTAACTACCGCAAGGCCGGGACCTATTCTAAAATCGCCTTTTTGATCCGTGCTAGTCCAATTAACTCTACCATAATTTAATTCTACTACTTCGCGTTCTGGGATAGGTATACCTCCGTACTGAGGTAATGCATTTGCTGGGTTAGTACCTGCCCCTACATACTCAAACGTATGAGCACTGGCGCTGATAGTGCTTACTTGATAGCCATCTACTCCAGTACCATTTGAAATAACATTTCCGGTATTGGTGCTAAATCTAGCCGAAATATTCACATTCCACACGTTACCGTAACCACTTCCAATTAACGCAGTAATATTACTAAATGTGGTAATAAAATACATATTAGGGTCGCCATCAAATAACAACCCATTATTTGTTCTCGGAGGATTTGACACAAAAGCAATGTTGCAAGAAGTTTCCCCCACTTGAATATTACCTAATACATTACCAGTGAACTGAGAGCTAAATCCTTCTGCTTTTAAACCAACATTGCCAATTCCACAGTCGCTGCCGTTCAATGTTAAGAAACTTCCAGACTGTACCCAAATTCCAGTCTCACAGGCAATAGTATAAATGTTAACTGCTTGGCTGTAGGATCTATTGACCATCACTAATCCATATCCGCCGCGGTTGATGCTGGTAATAAATCCTAAAATAAACGCTCTAGTAGAATTTGCTCCTGGTACTAAATCTCCGTCGATGTAAACAGTAGTACCAGTAGTTGTAAAACTTGTTACATTTTGAATATAAGGACTTACAAAAATTTCTCCTGCTGATAAATCAGGAGGGAAACTAAACGCTTTTCCTGTATAGTTTCTAACAGTAATTCCCCAAACATAGCTACCGCCTTTCATGTAGAACATGTCACCTGTTCCGCCCACAGGTTGCACAAAAACTCCGCGAACATCATCGCCTAGTAATGCAACATTTGCAGGAATTATTATTGGCATAACTTCTGTGTAAGTTCCACTGGCAACTTTAACTCCTGTACCCGATGTGGCTATGGCCATAGCTCCAGCAATAGTAAGCTTTGGCGTAGCCATACTTCTGCCATCGTTAGAATCATTTCCGTTTTTTGCTACATAAATGACGTTGTCAAATGTACTATTAGCCACAGTCAATACGGGACTATTATTAGCAGTAAGAACTGCTGCATTTATTGTATTAACATCTAACTCAGTATTCTTAATTAATTGTCCCATGATCTTGTGTCTTTTAGATATTTGTATAAGTTAACGTGGTTGACATGGTAGTATTTGCTGTGGTATTAGCATAAAGTTCATCATTATTATCTAATAATAATCTTTCTGTACTAGCCAAATATGTATCCCCAGGTTGCACTGTTACATTAACATACAAAATGTTTTTATTTTCAGGAAGATCTCCGTTTTTTACAGCCCATAAGCTAAAAGCTGCAACATTACTCGAAGAATAGTTTGTAAAATAGATAGTCATTGCGGCAGTATTACCACTGCTGGTATATACTGCTCCCGGTGTCGTGGTTAATAAAGTACTTTGTAAAGACATAGTTTATCCAAAAATTATTGCGTATTTTTTTGCGCCCAAAGTTGTAACTAGTTCAGCTGATCTGGTCCCAGCATTAACAAATAATCCACTGCCGCCAGTTCCTGCTACATTACCGCTGACTACTGTATATCCCACATTTCCAATCGGATTGTTAGTAGTTTGATCAATTTTTACATTGTAACTGGTTAATATTGGTCCAGCATTTCCCACAGCGTTATTAGCTATCCACTGACCTTGAAAAATTCCGTCTTCATCCCAATATAAACCAACACTGGTTTCACTTCCTCGATTATTTTCAATTCCACTAAACCCTGGTGCTGGTACATTGGCTACTGTTAAATTTGCATTTAACCTAAAAATGGAAAGCGTGGTGTCATATGCTTGAACATTGGTAGTAGTTCCAGTAACTCTGAGATTACCATATACCATTAATGTATTGGTAGTAATATCAACATTTCCCAAAGGATTACCGTCATTGGGAAATGTTGTTATACTATAATTACCAGTATTAATTCTTTTGCTTGCGCCCATAGAGACTCTCGTTTAGAGTATTTATTCAAAATAACAATTAACTCTTTTTCAAAGAAAAAAATAGGCTGATAAACAGCCTATTTTTGTATTAATTTAAATTAATTAAGCATTGTCTACGCGAACAAGAGTCACTGCTTGCCATGCAGGCTGTGAATCCAATACAGTTACGCCATCGCTATAAGGTTTACCCAAATAGTAACGCCATTTTGTATTATCCCATTCCCAAACAAATTTATTGCTAATACGAGAAACATTAAACTGTTCGGTCACTGTGCCCTGTGCTGCGCTTACAGTCTGTGTTGTACAGCTAACAGTAACGTTAGTTGCACTATTTACAGCAACAATAGTTACATTGCCAGTTAGGCCTGTACCAGAAAGTTGATGATCGATACTAGGCGTAGTATATCCTGATACGTTGGCACCTGTCCATGTTACATAAGCAAATGCTCTATTATTAGTGTAATCGCCGCCACCTGTTCCAATGTTAGCAGTATTGGCACCAAGTACAGTTGCTACATTTGCTAATATAGTCATAGTATTAGCAGTTGTTAGTTCTGCAGAAGTTGCATTAACCAAAGATGCTACTGTGGTATTTGCTTCTGAAGAGTTGTTAACTTCGAATTTACGCATACCTTTTTGGAAGATAATATATCCTGTGTCAACTGCCCCACCGCTATCTCTAAGAAAACTGCAACGAATAGTTGGCACTGTTTGGTCAAGATCACCACCAGTGCCACCAATATTAGTGCCGTTGATCTGTGTTGGACTTACATAGCTGTCTGTAACAATACTAGCACCAGCTTCATAACCAGCAGCACCAGTTCTTGTGTGTTGTATTTTTAATTTTGCCATTTCATTTATTCCTTTATGTTAGCGTTCTAGGCTACCCGGAGTGGCGCTCACGAGAATCATAGTACACTAATATTTATCGTATAACCAACAAAAAAGGGCCTTGCGGCCCTTTAGTGTCTTCCCATCCCGAGTGGTAAGTAAACTCTTGATTACTGGAACGATAGGTTAGCTACGCTAATTTCGCTTAGGTAATCACCAGCATTGCCTAGAGACGATGCTGTGTTTGTTAACTCAACATATCCGTAACGAGTCATAAAGCCTACGACTGGTTCGAATGTTGTTGGATCTAGAACAACGCCAGAGCTCATTAGAGGAATGTATGGGCAGTAGAATGCTGCGGCATCAGCCTCTGAAGAACCTTTGTATCCAACTAGAACGGCTGTGCTATCGCTAGCATAGCTGTCTACGTAAATACGCATTGCTCCGTTTAGTGTACCAACAAACTTTGTATTTGTTGGAGCTTCAAATGTACCTTCTGTTGTACGAGCGAAGGCACTGGTTGTTGCAGACTGTAGAACAGTCAATGCAGCTGGGCTAACGACTGCCCAGTTACCAGCGCCACGACGTGTACGCTGAGCGATCAAGTTAGCTGCACGATTGATTAGAACAGCTAAAGCAGCGTGTTCGTCACCAACGAATGTAGCAGTACCAGATACAGCAGCTTGGTCATAAGCGAAGTCTGTAGCAGAAAGAGCACGTAGAGAACCAAGAACTTCTTGGTCAATCTCAACGGTAATTTCTTGTGCTAGAGCAGCCATGATTTCTGCTTCAATGTCTAGGCCGTGCATAGATTGTGCATCTTGTGCAGCCTCAAAAGTCCAGCGAGCGCTTAACTTACGAGTTTTGGCTTCAACAACTTGTTTTAAGATCTGTACGTTGATCTTACGGCCTGGTTGACCTTCTAACGAAGATGTACTAGAAGCACGACCGGTTGTCAAAGAACCAGAATATGCTGTAGCAATCTTAAATGGACTTAGAGCTTCATCACCTGCTGTTGTACCTGTGTCGAATGGACTTGGTGCAGTTACATTGGTTGTTTCAGCATAACGAACACGTAATGTGTGGATCTGTGCAACAGGTCCAGTCATTGGCTGAACACCAACGATTTCGTTAGCAATAACTGTAGGCATTACACGACGAATAACTGGTAGAATAACACGGTTAAGTGTAGCTACGTTACCTGCGCTTGTTGCCCCAGCTGTTGCAGCTTCAGCTAAGTGTTTACGGGTGTTCTCAAGGATAACACCCATGGTGGTTCTACGTGAACCGTTAAGACCTTCTAGCAGGGCGTCTTTTGTTTCGCCCCAACGGCCTTCTAATAGTGCTTGTGTCATTTTTTTCTTTCCTTATTAGGGTTTACTTAAGCCCTGCTAAACGTTTAATTTCGATCACATTATTATGATCAAATTCAACGGCGACCTTAGCAGATTTATCTCCTGTCACTTCTACTCTGGACTCAACTAACACTTGAGCTTTTTCAGCTTTTGGTGCAGCAGAGTTATTTAGAACTGCGGGTAGATACTTTTCATATGCAGATTGCAATTTATCAGTCTGCACTGTTTCAAGAAGTTGGCTCATAACAGCCTGCTTCTCTTTATTCAATGGTTTCATTAAATCGCTCATTACTTTTTGTCGTTCTTGAGATTCTTTAATGATACGGATTTCTCGGTCTTTTGATTCAACTAAAGCAGATTTTTCAGCAGCAGCCTTTTTAGCTTCTGCAATCATTGCTTCTTTTTGTTCTAATGCTTTTGATAGTTTAGCGATTTGTTGATTCTCATTTAAATGAGTAATCGCAAATTCGCTGGCAAAAGCTTCGAATAGTCGACGACCAAAATTGTTCTCGCGAGCAGGTTGGATGTCTTCTTTTAGTTGAGTCAATTCTGACTCTAGCTTGTTAGCCACAGATTCTTGTACAAGAGCAGCAGATTTTGCAACAAAAGATTTCTGTAATTGGTCAAGCTTGGTTTTTGCTTCACGAACTAACTTAACTTTTGTTTCAACTACATCTTGTTTATCTTTAGCAAATTCTTGAATTTCTTCTGCAAGAGCACGGATAACAAATTTCTCAAGACGGCTTACACTTTCTTTTTGAACTTTGCGATCACTACGCAATTCTTTGATTTCTTCTGCTAGTTTTCCAACTAAGAATTGATCAAATTTTCCAGCACTTTCTTGCATACGTTTGTTAAAACGTACACGATCAGCCGCTAGTTGCTCTTTTTCTTCTGCAAACTCACGAATTTCTGACTGTAGACTTTCTGTGACCATTTTGTCTAGAGCTTCGACCATTACACCTTTGTCGTGTTCATAGCGGTTGGCAAACTCTTCGCGAATTTCTGCGCGAAGTTGTTCACGTGCTTCATTTAACTTAGATTCCCAAGCTTCGCTGATAGCTTGCTTGGTGTCTTCGTTAATGATACCACTGTCGATTAATGGCTTGATAGCATCAAACATGGATCATTTCCTTTTATATTTTTAAGTCTTTAATAAGGCGTTTTACTTCCTCTTGCAGATACTTTTGGACTTTTTGATTTGCACCGGCATCTTTGGCCATATCGAGAACCCTATGTCCATGGCGCATATTCATAAGCCCTTCGTAAACAGCTTTTGGATACGCATTAGGAGCACTAGGTTGTGCAACTATATCAACTGTGACTATTTCAAAGTCACTTACATGGCCCGAGCTTTCGTTAACGTTGCCGCTACCTCTGCTGGACACTCCTAACTTCACCCCTGAGGTTAACATGGCTTCCACCAGTTTACCCATAGGAGTTGGAAGAATTTTTAATTTACCAAAACCATTTGGCCCATCCATCCACATATCTGTGATCATATGGCACACACGGTCTAAGTTAATTTTTAGATCATCGGGGTGGTCTAGTTCGCCTAATACACTATACCCACCTTTAACTTGTTTATTAATGGCTTCAACTGCATCTGTAATTTCATCAACAGGGTAAACACGCTGATTAGCATTTTTTACCCCGCCTTGAATGAAAATACCTTTCATATACAGATTCTTACCGTTGCCATCAGCAGTAGACTCTGCCAGAACTTCCATTCTGGCATTGTCAAAAGATAAGTGTTCCTGTATTAAACTTTTCACAGTTAATTAACCTTTGGCCAACGGACTTTTGTCATTGGTGCCGCCTGCTTCTGCTTTTGTTGCAGCAGGAGCTTTGCTTTTGTAAGCAGATTTACCAGCATTAGCACCTGGGCTGTTTTGTACTTTACCAATTAGGTCCTGGCCGCCTTTTAAAAGACCGCTGGGCTTTCTATTCGGTGTTCCGCTTGGATCGGACTCTGCACCACCTTTGGCAATATTGGAAGCAGTACCTCCCATGTCGTTCTTACCGGCAACAACAGACTTAGTGTTCAAACTGGCTGTACCGCCTGCACCAACTTCACCTGTTTCTGTGTTCTTTCCTGGGAATGGCTCACCAATTTTTTCCACGTATTCGCGGATCCATTCAGCTTCGGTCATCTTTTTTGCTTTTTTGTCTTTAAGCATTTTGTCTTTAAGCATTTCTTCTTTTTTAGACTTTTTAGCTTCATAGACTGATTCGTCGTAATCTCCCATGCTTTCAGGAGTTGGTTTACCTGTAGGCACTACAATAAGATTTTCACCCATATCCTCGTCGCCTTCGTCATCCATGCCCATGTCCATGCCGTCATCCATGCCCATGTCGTCACCGCCACCCATTAAAGCATCAAATTCTGATTTAAGCTCATCCAATGCATCTTCAAGGTCCATTACGCGATTTTCCATGTCATCGCCGCCGTCCATGCCCATGTCATCACCACCATCCATACCCATGTCATCGTCGCCGCCGTCCATGTCCATATCATCGTCGCCCATATCGTCGCCGCCGTCCATGTCGTCGCCTTCATCGTCGCCCATGTCGTCATCTTCGGCTTCTTGCATTCCTTGTTCGTCGCCAGTGATTTCGTCTACCATAGATTCGACTTCATTGCCGCCGACTTCTTCAAGATCTTGTTCATCGATTAGCGATTCGTAAATATCGCGCGATTTTTCAACCACAATTTGGTGGAAAAGTTCGCGAGCTTTATCTTCCTGCTCGTTAATGATGTATTCAATTAATTGCTCATATTTTGACATATTTGTGTTCCTTTTAAAAATATGTTTGTGAATTCTGTATAGTTATTTACAGAATATGAGCATTTAATGGGTTAAATGGGGAGTTTTTGAAGTTTTTTAGATTAAACACCTGCCGCTGCTGCAGGTTTGTATTGAGTAGAAACTTTTTCCAGTTTCTTTTCATGCTCTAATTTTCTAGTGTCATTCATAATGCGAAGTTTATTCAATCGATCCAAAGTTAATCGTGTTTTTCTAGTGTCATCAATTTTAATGACACTATTATCGTCTTTTTCACTACGATAACCGTCCGGAATCTGATTATAAAGTTCTAAGAGCTGCATCAGGTATTTACCAATTTATTAAAATCATAGGGTTCCAGTGGGAGCTGGCGCTGCCGCTGCTGCTGCTCCAGGTGATGGAGCTCCTACTTCTGCTGGTGGTGCAGCGCCTGCTTCACCTTCTGCTGGCGGCGCTGCCGCTTCTAAATCAGCATCTAATCCGCCTGGACTAATGCCAATACTACGTAGACCTGCTTCACCTGGAGGTGCTTTGTCTACATCTCCTTGCTCTTCTGCCCACATGCGTTCGTTATCAG